AAAAAAGCTGAAAGAAGGGCAATCCGTCTTATCAGCCGATGTAGATTATTTGAAGAATGAGCAACCAGTGAATCCGTCAATTTGTTTAGCACTCGAAAAAATGCGAAAACAAAAAGTGGTCGAATTGCTAGGCGGTAAGGATAGCCAAGCATACAAAGATCGAAAATTTGCACAGTCAGTATTTTCGCAGGCTGCCAAAGACTTCAAGGAATACTTCCGAATCCCTCGCTATGACTTGCTGAAACGTAAAGATGAAGAACAAGCATTTGACTATTGGGGAAGCTGGGAACCATCAGCCAACACTAAATTGGAAATCAAGAACCGCAACGGCCAAATGAGTCTGGTTGGTTGAAATGGCAAGAAAAATAAAAAAGCACTTCACAAAACAAGTGAAGCACTCAACAAAATAAACTACTTAAATTATATCACAAATTGGAGTTGGCAATGAATATTCTAAGTGAAGAATTTGAAAACGGAATAAGATCAGTGGTTCGAGTTCAATTTAAAGAATCTTTCACTGAATTCTTAGACCAGGAAATAGCAGAAAAACGTTGGTTATCACTAGAAAGTGCAGCCCACTATGCGGACTGCAGTTCAAATACCATCAGAAAATGGATCAAGATGGGATTGAATCTTTATAAAATCGATGGAACAAAACGGATTGACAAGAATGAATTAGATCAATTTATTCAAAGCAATATCGTTATTTAGATAAATATAACAAGAAATGGAGATCAGAAAATGTTAAATGAAATTATTATTGGTGTATTGGTAATCGTGGTGTTGTTTGAGGCGATCATGGTAAGTGCAATTAGCCAACGATGCAAAGAGTCAAAACGGGAATTAAAAAAGTTGATCAAGGAAAAACAACAAATCGAAGAAGCTCGGAAAGCTATGCGCTTTGGATATCGTAGATAAGGAGAGGATTGTATGGGAAACGACACATTAGTATTCATCTCTTTCGGTTTCATTATTTCCTTTACCCTTTTTAATATTTTTAAACTTCTTTGTAACCTTGAAAATACCTTGGAAGGTATTAGGGATCAAATAGAGAAAAGGGAAACTGATAAAAATAGCGATCAGGTTGAACTCTTTCTCAGACAAGCTCTTAACAAGGTAACAACCGAAAAGAAGGATAAAAGAAATCATTGCGATCGATGTTGAAAGTTGAATATCATTTTTTTCAACTAGATCATAAAACAAAAGGAAATTGTATACAGTAACTAACACTGAATATGAAATAATAAAAGCTAAAATTAAAAACGTAAATAAAGTCTCAAAATGTATTCCTTTCAAAACTTCAAGAGTTGACTCCATGCTAGTAGGTAAATATTTCAAATACAAATATGACATTAGTATTGTGATAAGCAAAGGAAAAATTAATGAATATTTATTTCTCATAGATAGACCCCCTATTGTTTTTAATTTAATTATATCAATATTAAGGAAAAATAAAAATGGCAGAAAAAACAAATATCCTGCCTCACGACATACTAGCTGAACAGGCGGTACTTGGATCAATTTTCGTTGACCCAGAAAAAATCTTTATCGCATCAGAATTTCTTACACAGGAAAGTTTTTATAAGTTATCTCACGGTATTATCTTCAATGTTATGGAAGATTTGGCAGATAAGGGGGAACCAATTGACCCTGTATCTGTAAAATCAGCACTTGACTCTATTGGAGAGTTTGAGCGTATTGGTGGAATGGCTTTTCTTGCTAGTTTGATCAATTCAGTTCCCACTAGTGCTCACATTGAACATTATGCAAAGATTGTGGCCGAAAAAGCTAAAGCAAGAGAGGTCATCAATGATCTAGGTAAAGCACTTGAAAAAGTATATGAAGATCACCAAGATTTAGATGATGTCATAGTAAGACTTGAAAATACACTGACATCGGTAAGTGCCAATCAATACTCAGGTTTTAGAAACATCATGGATGTATTGGATTCCACTAATATTCGAATTGATGAACGATCTAAGCACGTTGGAGATGTTACTGGCCTTGCTACAGGTTTTACCGATTTTGACAAAATAACAACAGGACTACACGAAGACAACTTAATTATTTTGGCAGCCAGACCTGCTATGGGTAAAACAGCGTTTGCTCTAAATATTGCACAGAATGTCGCAATACGAGCGGGTAAACCAGTAGCTATCTTCTCACTGGAAATGGGGGCAGAGAGCCTGGTAGAACGGATGCTATCCGCTGAAGGAGTGATTCCATCCTATCACATCAGGACAGGAAAGTTATCTGACAGTGAGTGGAGACGGATGCTCTTAGCACAGGAACAGTTATCAAAGGCTCAACTCTATATTGATGATACCGCTGGCATCAGAATTTCTGACATCCGAGCACGATCAAAGAAATTAGCTCAAAAAACAGGAGAGTTAGGTTTGATTGTTATTGATTATTTACAGTTGATTACTGGCAGAGGAAAAGAAAATAGACAGCAAGAAGTATCTGAGATCTCTAGACAATTAAAGATTTTAGCCAAGGAATTAAAAGTGCCAGTAATTGCACTTAGTCAACTTTCTCGTGGAGTAGAACAACGTAATGACAAAAGGCCAGTTCTGTCAGATCTTCGTGAATCAGGATCAATTGAACAAGATGCTGATATTGTAGCATTTCTTTACCGAGATTCTTATTACCGTCGTGAGGGACAAGAGGAAGATGATAATGTGACAGAAGTGATCTTTGAAAAGAACCGTCATGGGGGATTAGGTACCGTCAAATTATTCTTCCACAAAGAATTTACAAAATTTACAAATATGGAGGTACAATAAATGATTAAAAAATCTGAAGTAGCAGGCTTTCTAGCTTTCTTTAAATTCCCTAAACCATTTATTTATGATGAAAAATATAAAAAACTTAGTAACAATGCAAAACTAATGTATATGTTACTGTTTGGTAGGCTTGAGCTATCGATAAAAAATGGCTGGCATGACAGAAAGGGAGATGTTTTTCAATATTATACAAATGAGCAATTAATGATTGATTTAAATAGCAGTGAAAAAACAATCATTAAAGTGAAGAAAGAATTAAGAGAGGTGGGCTTACTAGAAGAGGTTCGACAAGGAAATAATCTACCAAATAGAATTTATATCAGTCAAGTTGATGGAGCTGTAGAAAATGCAGTTCTTGAACTGGAAAAAGTACAGCATGGAGCTGTAGAAAATACAGTTCTTGAACTGGAAAAAGTACAGACAAACAAGATAGATATTAACGATACTGATAATAACAATATTAAGTCGATTTGTCAGGAAGTTATTACTTATCTCAATCAGGTTACAAATAAGAACTTCAACAAAAATACAGCTAGCCATCATAAATACATTAAAGCACGCTTGAAGGAAGGTTATGAACTAAAAGACTTTAAACATGTGGTTAATGTTATGGCAGCTACATGGATGGGAACAGATTATGAACGATATCTACAACCTCAAACGCTTTTTGGGAATAAGTTTGATAGTTATCTTAATCGTAGCATACCAAAAAATATCCGCTCATTTGCTTCAGCAGTTGATGAAAGGCTGGGATTCTAATGGAAGCTCTAAAAGATATTGAAAGAAAAAAGCTACTAGATAAAATCTGTGAAGTGCACTCTTGCCAATTATGGGAGAGTCCAGTAGTTATTGCTGGAAAATTGAAATATTTGCAGGTTTGTCCAGAGTGTGAGAAGGAAGAAATTAAACGAATAGAGAAAAAGTTAAATAATGAGTCAGCAATTAATTCAAAATTAGCTAAAACATTTGAAGTATTCAATCGCTTCAGCTTATTTCCTGCTGAGTTGATTGGGAAAGATCTAGATAACTTTAGCACTGATAATCAGAGTGCAGAGCAAGGTTTAAATTTTTCAAAAAGGATGCTGAGAGACTACATTAAGGGAGAAACTGGAAACGTTATTATCACTGGACCTCCTGGAGTCGGTAAGAGTCATCTGTCAATTGCTTTAGCATCTTCTCTGAACAATAAATTCAAGGACATAGGTAGTCCTAAAAGTATTATTTTCATATCGGTAACTAGGTTATTTACTGAGATAGAAAATAGCTTTGGTGGGAAAGGCGATTTTACAGAAAGTTATGCTGTAGAAATGCTTAGCAATGTAGACTATCTCTTTCTCGATGATCTAGGAAAAGAGAGCAGCATGAGTGACACCCTCAAACAAGCAAACGAATGGAGGCAAAGGGTTCTATTCAAGATCTTAGACAATCGACAGACAACTTTTATAAATACTAACTTATCTAGTATCGAAATCAAAAAAATCTATAATTCAGCACTTGCAGATAGAATTTTTAAGGGTGCAAGTAAACATATTTTTAAATTCCCTGATGGGATGGAAAGCAGAAGGTATTAATGGAAAATAAAAAATTGATTGAGTTAATTAAGAAAACTCAAAAATGGTTTTATGATCGTAATTTACAGACTCAGAATCCTGATAAACAATTCTTAAAATTGTTTGAGGAAATTGGGGAATTAGCTAGTGGGCTAGCAAAAAAACAAGATGACGTTATAAAAGATAGCATCGGAGACATTGCTGTAGTGTTAATTGGCCTTACTCTACAATTAGGAATTGATACGAAAGAAGTATTTCCAGGTACAGAATCAGTTCCTTCTACGAATTCTAACAAAGAAGAAGATCATTTTATTTTATTGCTAGATCAATCAGTTGCTGCTTACTTTAGTCGCCAAAATTATCAATTAAAAAATGTAGCATTTGAATTGATTCGAGTATCTAAGTTTTTGAATATCGATTTCACAGAGTGTTTAGGTTTGGCATACGAGGAGATCAAAGATCGAACAGGGCGCTTAGTTGACGGTGTTTGGGTGAAAGAGGAGGATTTATGATGGGCGAAAACAAAGTGAAACAGTATGATACTATCAATAACCC